AGTCGAAGCATTGAAAGCGAAAGGCTTCACGATTTCCGGCGCTATTCTTCGCGAACATATTAATCACCTTCGAACGGTTGAAGGCCTGTTCATTTGTGGCGACAATTCAGGATATTACCTGGCCGCGAATGAAGACGAAGCCGTTCATCAGATTAAATCGCTTCAGTCGCGCGTGAATGAGATTCAAAAGGTTATCGAATCGCTGAAGGACAGCTACAAAAACAAGTTCAGTCAGTATCATTTATTCGAATAATTTATTACCTTTGAAATATGATGCTCCAACCATCAATCAACTTATCTTATTTGCCCTTATTGGTGCGAAGCGTTGGAGGCTTCAAACTGATAGGGGCTTTTAAATTATGAAGGAATCATACTATTTCTCTCACGATTACAATGCCCGAAATGACATCAAGATAAAGCGCCTTTTGTTGAAACATGGGATGGCCGGTTACGGTGTCTTTTGGTCAATCATTGAGGAACTTTATAATAATGCGAACGCATTGCCTTTGGATTACGAAACCTATGCGTATGAATTGCGAACGTCTTCAGACGTTATAAAATCAATAATTAATGACTATGACTTATTCGTAATTAATGATGAACAGTTTGGAAGCATGAGCGTTCAAAATAGGCTTGATGAAAGGGATAAGAAAAGCAAGAAAGCCCGCGACAACGCCTATAAACGTTGGAATAAAAGCGAACGTAATGCGAACGCAATGCAAACGCATAGCGAGGGCAATGCTATAAAGGAAAGGAAAGGAAAGGAAAAAAAAGGAAAGGATAAGATACTAAAGGAAAAGAAAGAAATCGTTTTTCCTTTTGATTCTGAAAACTTCAAAACGCAATGGGCAGTCTGGAAAGATTACAAGCTAAAGGAATTCGAATTCAAGTTCAAATCAATCGGATCGGAGCAGGCGAATTTGACTCAATTATCTAACTTAGCAAAAGACGAAAAAGAAGCCGTCGCGATTATTCACCAAAGCATGGCGAACGGCTGGAAAGGATTCTTCAACTTAAAAACAGAAACACATGGACAACAAATTAATCAAAACGGAGCAGGACGTAAATTCAATTTCACACCTGAACAACTCGGACTGGATAAGTAAGCAGACGGTTGACACGATTCTAATGAATCCGGAACTGAAAAACTTTCGCGCATTATCGGCCGACAAGAACAACGCTGAAGAATTGCGCCGGTATCGAATTCTAATGATTGCGAAGCTTGCCGATTCGATGAAATACTTCAAAGGCGGGAATATCTTTGACGAATCAATGATTGTTGACTTTGTCGACAGCGTTTCGATTGAATTTCCGAATTGGAAACCTGAAGATTTTTTCTTATTTTTAGAGAAGGCGAAGCGCGCAGAGTTCAAGACAGAATTTGAACACAGTATCAGCTTTGACTTACTGTTCACATGGGCGCGAAAATATGACGGCCAGCTTCTTGACGCAATCGAATCGCAACGAATCTATCCGTCGGAAAACGAATCGAAGCAGATACCTGACCGTATTTACACCGAATCAGACGTTCAAGAAGAACTTCGTCGGTTTTACGATAAGATGGACAACAAGAAGAATAAAGTCGTTCAGACGCGCTCTAAAGAGCCGGAATTATGGCAGCACGTTCGACTGGCGCAACAAAAATATCGTGAAGCGCGAATAGAATATGCGAAAACGGTCGAATCGCCTGACGCACATCCGTTTCGTAAATTAGCAGCGGAACAAGAATTCGTCGCCGATAATCCTGAAAAGTTCTGGATTGAAAACTATATTGAAAAAACGTTTGGATATAAAGCTGTAATCAAATGAGATATAAAATACTTAATTTATACGCTTGTCTTGGTGGTAATCGTTTTAAGTGGGATGAAGTCGCAAAAGAAGCAGGAATAGAAATAGAGGTAACAGCTGTCGAATGGGATGAAGAACTTGCCAGGCTATACCAAGAGCGTTTCCCTAATGACATTGTAATTGTTGCAGATGCCCATCAGTATTTACTTGACCACTACAAAGAATTTGATTTCATTTGGAGTTCACCACCATGTCCGACGCATAGTAGATTTCAGACTTCAATGAAAACAAAAAGGAAAATGAAATATCCTGACATGAAGCTATATCAGGAAATTATTTTGTTAGATAATTTTTATGAAGGTAAATATGTTGTTGAAAATGTCATCGCCTATTATGAACCATTAATTCCAGCCAAGAAGCGAGGAAGGCATTTGTATTGGACAAACTTTAATATTCCTAACAAAATAAGCGACAGACAAAGCCCTAACATGGCCTGTCAGGAATCTGGACGCCTTAAATATAAAAAACTTGGAACAACACCTTTTGATTCCTTTTGCGATTTTCACGATTATGATTTCAGAAAATATAAAGGGAAACAAGATGTCGGTAAAATATCAAGAAACCTTGTAGACTATGAAGCTGGAAGAACTATACTTGAAACGGCGCTAAACATCCAAAGAAAGAAAACAAATCAATCAAAATTATTCGAATGACCTACTATCAAAAACGATTCAAGCAATCTGAAAGCGATTCGAAAGGCAAAAACAAGTATTCAGCGAAAGGAACTGAATATAACGGCAAGTGGTATCATTCGAAGAAAGAAGCGCGATATGCCGAGCAGCTTGACTGGATGCTGAAGGCTGGTGAAATTCAAAGCTGGAAAGGTCAACACAAGATCGAACTAAAGGTCAACGGCCAGCAGATAACGAACTATTACATGGACTTCATCGTCACAGACAAGCATGGCGGAATCGAATTCCATGAAGTCAAAGGATTCGAAACATCGCTTTGGCAAATCAAGTGGCGACTTCTTGAAGCAACGTTGGACGAAGTTTGCAAAGGTGCAAAGATGGTATTGATTAAGTAAGAGCAGAAGTAAACAAACGAATAGGACTTTATAACTAAACAAAAAATGGAAAAAACAAAAAACTTTACTGGCTGGAAGGTAGTGCCTCATTTCAAACCATTTGATGGCGAAAAAACACAGGTTGTTACTTTTAGAATACCGACCGAAACATGGAATAGTTTAGAGATATTTAGCATAGAGGTAGGGCTTTCTATGTCTGATATTATTAGGCTTGGCGTATCTTCTTTGCTATTTAATTCTGAATATCCTGACTATTTTATGAAAAACAAGATAGGCAATACCTATGAAATCAGCAATGGGCATGAAGGTATTTTTTTAGGGTTTCATTCTATGGTAGACGGAGATGTTTGTCATTATGATATTTACAAAGTAGACAAAAAGACCTATAATTATTTGATAGACAATGAAATGGCTATTCCGTACCCTGATTTTTTTAACGAATACATTGTACTTGTTAATCAAGATATAGACTATGACTAAAAGAATAGGACTTTATAATTAAACAACCCATTTAAGGATTTTAAATAACAAAAATATGACACCAAAAGAGAAAGCAAAAGAATTAGTGTTTAAATATGAGCAATATAAATGGATAAACGCAGACTTATCGAAAGAATGCGCTTTAATAGCCGTTAATGAAATTATTAATAATGATGGCTTTACAAGGTTTGATATCCATTTAACAGAGTATTGGCAAAATGTGAAAACGGAAATTAGCTTATTGTAGTTAACGGTTTTGAATATGAGAAGTGGCGGGAAAAAAGGTTTGTAGTACCGAGTGGAAATCTGAAACCTTGAAATACCCATTAAGCTCGACAGTAGCCACTCTTAGCCATTTCTTACATACTTATAACTACTTGCTAAACGCTATTCTTCAATTTTACCCAACAATAGAAAACGAAACAACATGAAAGACTTTAAACAAATTCTTCGAACGATATGGCTGTTGCTTATAAGCGTTCCGGTTATTATAGCCTTCAGCTATCAGATTCATTTGCTTCTTGAAGAAAGCCCGAAAGCCGACTTGCTGATGTTCGCTTGGCTGTTCATCGCAATCATTGTAATTTGCTTACAGTGGGGTTGGCACATTCACCAAGTTTTGTTTAAGAAGCCGATTGATTAACTTTACTAAAAAAACAAACCGATGAAAACAGAAATACTTTCAATCGATTTAATTAAATCTAACGAATCGAATCCAAGGTTTATTAAAGACGAAAACTTTGAGAAGCTTGTTAATTCGATTAAAAGCTTTCCGGAAATGATGCTTATTAGGCCGCTGGTTATTGATGAAACCAATACTGTCCTTGGTGGCAATATGCGCCTAAAAGCCTGCATTGAATTAGGCAAAACAGAAGTACCAGTTGTAAGGGTTGAAGACTTAACTGAAGATCAGAAGAAGGAATTCATCATAAAAGACAATGTCGGGTTCGGTAGCTGGGACTGGGATATTTTAGCGAATGAGTGGGATGCAGAAGAGTTGGAAGAGTGGGGATTGGATTTGCCTGGATTTGTGGTGGCAGAAGAACTGGAAGCAAAGGATGATGATTACGAAATGCCTGACGAAATACAGACTGATATTGTCATTGGTGATTTATTTGAGATAGGCGAACACCGTTTACTTTGTGGAGATTCAACGGATAGCGACCAAGTTGCTAAACTGATGAACGGAGAGAAGGCAGATATTGCTTTTACAAGTCCACCTTATAACGCAGGTAAAAGTGAATCGTTAAGTGGTAATACACATACTACGGATAATAAATACAATGAATACAATGACAATCAAAATCAATCAGACTATTTAAACTTGCTTATTGGATTTACAAATAACGCTATATTGTTTTCAGAATATTTGATTTGCAACATTCAAAGTTTAGCGGGAAACAAAGTGGCATTGATTGATTATTTATATAAGTACAAAAATAATTTTATCGATGTTGCAATATGGGATAAAGGGCATGGAGCACCAGCAATGGCTGAAAATGTAATGACATCAACTTGGGAATATATGTTTTTTATATCATCTAAAGAAAAGGCAACAAGAGCAATACCCAATGCTGGGTTTAGAGGTACAGTTCCAAATGTATATAGAGGTAAGCCACAAAGAAATAATGAATTTTCAAATGTACACGCTGCAACATTTCCAATAGATTTACCAGAATGGGCATTACAATTCACAAAGCAAGGAGATATAATTATTGACCAATTTTTAGGAACGGGAACAACAATGGTAGCCGCTCACCAACTAAAACGCAAGTGCTACGGCATGGAGTTAGACCCGAAGTATTGCCAAGTCATTATTGACCGAATGCGCAAGCTTGATCCATCAATTAAAATCAAAATAAACGGCAAGGATTATGAACAAAACAGAACAACATAAAAAAGCAATGATTGAAGCGCTTGAAAAATCGCTTGGTGTTGTGACTTCAGCTTGCAGGATTGTAGGAATTGGAAGGACGACGCATTACAGCTGGATTGAAAGCGATCCTGAATATAAGCAGGCCGTTGAAGATATATCCGGCATCGCCTTGGATTTTGCCGAAAGCCAGCTTCACAAACAAATTAAGGAAGGGAATACAGCTGCGACAATATTCTTCCTAAAAACGCAAGGGAAAAAGCGCGGATACATTGAAAGGCAAGAACACATATTCGAAGGTGATGCTGTTATAAAATGGAATGAAGTCAAGCAGTACGACAAGAAGCAAGATTGATTGAACTTACATACAAACAGACGGAAGCACTTGATCTTCTTGAAGACAAAACGACGCGCGAAGTATACTATGGCGGTGCGGCCGGCGGTGCTAAGTCTTTTCTCGGCTGTTACTGGCAACTGAAGAACCGATTCAAATATCCGAAGTCACGCGGCTTCATAGGTCGCGCACACTTTAAGACGTTGAAAGATACAACGCTGAAGACTATGTTTGAAGTTCAGGAAATGATGAACTTAAAGCGCGGCATTCATTGGGAATTGACCGGAAGCAATGACAAAGAGAACCCGAACAGTATCGTATATCAGAATGGTTCGATTATCTTTCTTCGTGATTTGTTCGCATATCCTTCCGATCCTGACTTCGACGAACTTGGATCGCTTGAAATTACCGACGCATTCATTGACGAATGCAGCCAGGTGACAGATAAGGCGCGGACGACATTAACGACGCGCTTGCGCTATAAGCTTGACGAATTCGACTTGATTCCAAAAATACTATACAGCAGCAATCCGACTAAAGGCTGGGCTTACAATGATTTTTATCTGCCGTTTAAGGAAAACAAGCTGAAGGCATATCGCAAATATGTCGCGGCATATGTAACAGACAATCCACACGCGCCGAAAAGTTACATTCAGATGCTTGACGACCTACCTGATGGAGCGCAGAAACAGCGACTTCGTTTCGGCAATTGGGAATACGACGACGATCCGTCAACTTTGATTGAATACGAAGCTATAATTCGAAGCTTTGAAAACAAAGTGAAGACTGGCAAAAATTATATCAGTTGCGATTACGCAAGATATGGTTCTGATACGACAGTAATATGCCTCTGGAACGGCTTTTCGTGCGATGTACGGCAATATAAAGGATTATCCGTACCTAAAGCCGCTGAAGAAATTAAACGGCTTCAAATCGCTTATAAAACACCGACACGAAATGTCGTCGTCGATGAAGACGGCGTCGGCGGTGGCGTTGTCGATATTTTGAACTGTCGCGGATTCGTGAACAATAGCCGCGCAATAGATGAAAACTTCGATAACCTGAAAAGTCAATGTTACTTCAAGCTGGCCGATGCTATAAACGAAAGCAAAGTTGGCATCAAATGCGATCCGGCTCACAAAGATTTGATTATTCAAGAACTGGAATCAGTCAAACAGAAGAACGTCGACAAGGATCAAAAGAAAGGAATACTTCCGAAAGATGCTGTCAAAGCTTTAATCGGTCGGTCGCCTGACTTCAGCGACGCGCTGGCGATGCGATTCTTCTTCGAGGTCGGAATTAAACAAGGATTGAAACGTTCAAAAGGTTTTTAAAATGATAAAAGTAAAAATACAAGACAAGAAGCACAGCCTTCCGACAAGCTGGAACGAAATCAGCTATGGCAATTATCTGAAAATAATTAGCGCTTCAGCGAAGCCAGAAAGCCAGCTTCACTTCCTTTCGGCCGTTACCGGAATAGATGAAGAAACGCTTGGCGGCTGCTCGGTCGATTCAATCAAAACTTTCTATGAAATAACTTCTTTCGTGACGGATAAGGACGGACTTTCGGCGTATAACGTTGTTGACGAAAACTTAAAAGTTAATATCGGCGATATGGAATTCCATAGATTCGAAGCCTGCCGGAATGAGATTAACAACCAATGGCGAACGCTATATCCAGATAAGGATCAGCTTTCACAGTTCGAAATCAATCACGTTTATATGAACGCCGCG